CCTATGGCCTGGACACGATCCTGGACATCCAGCGCCGGGCCGGTATCGATCTGATCAATGCCGAAGAGGAAACCCGAATCAGGCAAATGTGGGAACAGGACATCTGGCCCCGCAAATGGTCAGCCGCCGACGCCGACGCCACAGACCCCCATCCTGCCATCATGATCTCGGACGATGGCAACCTAATACACCAACCCCTGCTGGTTTAAGGACCGTAAACCCATGCCCCGACTCACCGCCTTCAACACAACCCGCAGACAGTCCCAAGCCCTGGCCGAGCAGTCAGCCCGCCGGCATGGGGGACAAGTCCTTTGGGTGCTGATCCACCTGGGGCGCAATATCACCTTCTGCGAGGATCACCCGGGTCAGCCCGGAAGCGGCGGGATGACCCTGGCCTGGCGCACAGAGTACGCTGCCAAATCCTTCGCCCGTCGCTGGTCATTGGGGGAGGGGTGGAAGCCGCAGAAGTACGACAGCCACACCCTCGACGTCACCGCCGAGAAGATGGCCGGCGAGGGTTATCGGGTATCCTGGCGCTGGGCGGGGGCACACGTCGCACCGTCAATCGTGGCCGATCATGTTGACCCATTGACCGGGCAGGTGATCCGGGTGCCCTGGGGCGATGCTGGGATGTGGTTCGTGGAAGATGAGCTTGGAGCGTGGTTGAGGGAGGGGATTGATGGAGAGTAAGCAGATGAGTTTTGACTTGCTGGTTTGGGATAAAGAATGGATACCCTGCAAAGGGTGTCTAGCTGGGAAGCCGCGCAAGTGCAAGATGATACCTTGCCCCGGTGGATACTGGGCGGCAAGACTCAAACGAATCGCACCCCAAGAAAATATTGCTGAATCTAAAAAGTGAAGAATAAGCGAAGCCCCGGCGCAACACTGGCCGGGGCTTTTTTATTGGAACCGTGGGGGTGGTCACGTCCCCCACATCAAAAACAGAGTGATCGTCTCGATAACCAGCGAAGCCACCGTTGTCACCATCAGGACAAACAGCCATTGGCGCTGTCGGCTCACTTGCACCTGTAGCGACTCGACCCGTTGCTGATAGCCGCTGTTGCGTCCGTTGATCAGGTCCGGGGTCTCGTGGCCCGGGTTGCCGAAGATCACAGCCTCCCGGCCCGTGCGGTGAGCCACATGCACATCATTGCTCAGCCGGTAGGTGGCCCAGAAGGCGTAGGCGTAGTTGATTGCGGCGGAATCTGAAACATTTCCTTGCCAGCCGATCACATAATGGACGCCCGCTCCGTACGCAGCCAAGGCCGGCCCCAAACTCTGACACGAATTGAACAGGACCAGAATAATGGCCCCCGCCGCCTGGATGGAATCAGCCAGCAGCGCTTTGTTCAGAAGACCGTCTGAAAACATCAGAGACTGATCGTCCCCGTGTCCGGCGAAATAAATGTGGGTAAACTGTCCGGTTCGGATCTCGGTCATCACCTCACGCACCGTTACCGTGCCGTGCAAAACCCTGGTTTCCCCCGGTCCAGTGGCATCCAAGATCTCGCTGAACGTGTTCAAATTTGATTTAGGCGCGACGATTAAAAGCTTCATGAACAGCCGATCTTAAAATGTGGAGGATACTTTCCGGGCCCCCGATCTTCTGATAGATCGGGGTGGGTGGCATAGGTAGCGAGATCTTATCAATCAGCACCATTGGACTGGCCGTAAAAATGAGGACGGGCGGCAAAAGTTCGCCCCACTTCTCATAGGCATGGGCGATCACCTGGTCGCCCGACATGCCCGGCATGAACAGATCCACGACCACCACATCGTAGTTTGTCCAGTCCACCTCCAACGCCTCACGGCCAGAATGACAGGATTTTACCGCTTCGACAAGAGACATCCTTTCCAACGCTTTGCGGTAAAGATGGGCCTGCCCCTCGTCGTCCTCCACGATTAGAATTTTCACGGTCATAGAATCCTTCGCAGTAGGGATTTTTCCGGCTCTCTCGTCCAGTTGACTGAGCGCGTGTCGGGGAGGTGGTCTGGGCCAAAATTGTGCGCCTGCTTTGCCAAGGTCTCCATATAGATCGTGTAGGCTAGACCAACGGCCGCTGCACCCAGCCCAAGGATCATCTGCGCACTGTTCAGGAACTTCGGCAACCATTCCCGTATCCCGGTGTGGAAGTAGGTATCGTCCAGCCACTGGCCGATGAGCATCGCCGCGGACAACAGAACTGTCCAGACTGTTCCCTGTGTCTTAATTCTCATTTTTTTGGGGCCTCTACAGGGCGTAACGCCAGAACGATTTGCGCTTTACCGGTTCAGCCCCGCGAGTGTTCGGGTTGGTCTGCTGTTGCTTGGCGGCTTCCCCCATAAACGAAACCCAAGCGGAGGCCAGGGCCGCGACCACCAGCCCCACCACGCCGGCCAACACCTGAAGGCTGGCCAGGAAGGACGGGAACCACTCGGCAAACTGAAAGTGCAGCCAGCGTTTGTCCACAAAGTCCACGACCCACATGAGGACCGCAAACGCCAGCGAGAGCGTCAGGCCCGGTTTCTTTACGTCTTCCATAGTCTTTTCCTCTGCTTTCTTGTGATTAGAAATCAAATCAGGTATCCGAATAGGTCAACCGCCCACGTCTCCGCGGTGGCATCGCTGCCGGTTTCAACGCTCAATTTGAACAGATCCCCATCCGCATAGACGGGGAATGCGGCATCTTCCACACTATCCTGAATCGCCACATCTGCTGCCGCCACGGTATAGGCGATGGTGTCGAGATAGTCGTCCCAGGTGGCAGAGTTGCCGCCGAAGGAGGCCACAGCCTGAACCGACTTAGCTCCCACCGTGAAAACCGTCACTCGGATCACCAAATGATCCACGATCAAAGACTTGCCGACCGGCACAGTATAGAGCGTGGTGGCGGCCACGGTCTTGGCGTCGATCCCGGTCACAGTCGCCAGTAACGAAATGGCGTTTTGGTTTAACGCTGCCATACTACCTCCCCTGCGTTGATCACGATTGCGTCATTGGTGCAGACAATCCACCCCAGGGCCTGGGTGTGGTCTAGATCTGTGATGCCTGCCTCGACGTGGGTATGGATAACGGGCGCATACCCGGCCAATGCCCCACCGCTCCCCGCCGCCCCGGAATGGTTGTGATCGGCCAGACTGGTAGAGCTTCCCCCGGACGATCCTCCCCCGGTTGCCACGGACCCGGCCCCACTCGCCGGCGCATACTCAGCCGCGGCGAGTCGTCCCACGTTCACCACCGCCAGAGCTTCCCCCTCGGCCACATCCAGCCCGCTCTCATTGCGGAACCGGTAACGCTGGCCATTCACCTGGATCTGATTGCGCCCCAGGTAGACGCCCATGTGTTTTCGCTTTTTGCCCTCAAAGGCCCGGAGCAGGGAATCCCCCAGCCCCTCGGTGGATTGCTGATTCAGCGCCTCGTAGTAAAGTCGGCTGGCCATTAGCGTTCGTCCTCCCGATCGATCTGGACACCGGCCACAACCGTCTGCCAAGAGGATTTGCGAAAGTCGAGATTTAACGTGGCCAGGGAGTAGGTACGAACCTCCGTGCGCCCGGTAAAGGCCCATGTCACCTCATACACCTGTCCCACTTCCAGGGCCTGGCCAGGGAAGGCCAACTCCATGAGCGTGGTGTAAGGACGCCGGGCCTGCCAGTACCGTTTGAGAGCGGCGACCGTGGCGGCGGTCTCATCGGCGAAGATGTACGGCCCCACGCTCACCACATCCCCCGTGCGCGCCCGGGTCGATGGCTGATTGACCGTACTCTCCCCTGGGTCATCTGCGCTGCGCCAGGTCAACGAGATTTGCCCCACCTTCTGGTTGACCGCCCTGGACGGCGAGACGTGGCGCACCTCCGTGCGAGACCATTCCCCGTCCGGCGTGGGCGTCCCGGTCCAGAACGGATCTTTGCGGACATAGAGCTTGCTATCCCGGCCCACTCGGATACGAGTCCCGGAGAAGTTGGCCAGGTCCGAGAGGATGGGCCACAAAGACCCCCCGGCTGTCGTGTAGTTGGACAGGCTGATGGTGTCCCCGGCGTCCACCAAACACCCGGCAGGTAAGCCCGCCTGGGCAAGCAAGGCGGCGATGGCGTCAGCCACGGTCCCACTGGCCAGGTTTGCCCCCGGCGTCAACACGTCAGGATCGACCACGGCGTCCAACTCGTTCACCCACACCCGTGACGGTCCATCAGACATAGCCGTCACTTCCACCAGCAGGTAACGGATGCGGGGCGGTGCCCCGGATAAATCCAAACTGTAGGATTCAAGGACATTCCCGGTCACGGTGGCCAGGGTCACATAGTCGGTCGTGTAGTTGGTCTGGTTTGGGTCTCTGGCCGAAGAGAGGGCGGACCCCCGGATCACAAAGTCTTCTGGCACGGCAAGCCCAGCAGGGCGGCGCACCCGGATCGTGTCGATGGGGTAGGCGTCCGTGGCCACCCCTGCGCCGTCCACAAAGTAGACCGGATCCCCGGCGTCGTGGGCGACCGGCGTTGTGCCGTTTGCCCCTCTCGCCGACACCGTGACCGACCCGGCCACGGTGTCCCTGGCCGAGTAAGTGATCTGTTCGTCGCCCACCTGCAAAGGCCCGGAAGCCGGAAGCCCCTCGACGCTGGCCCCGGCCACGTTCTCTATGCTCAACTCGTCCCCGATGCCCGGCACGGTGTCCGTGATGTCCTCTGCCAGCTTCAGCCCCATCGAGGGCAGGTCGAGCAAGATCCAAGCCTTGTCTGCGGCCAGAATGTTATAGCCCGGCGTGGCAACCCGGCCCACCTCCCAAAAGTCAGCCGTGGCCGTGGGCGTGGTCGGGTTGAATTTCATGCGGGCGGTCTGCGCCGTGCCCAGGACGGGCAGAGCGTCCCCGGTCCAGAACGTACCCCATCGGGTGATCGGATCACCTCCGCCCCACGCCAAGATGCTTTGCCCCTGGCCTGAGACGCCCCAATACAGCCGGATCACTCCCTGAGCCGGATCGAGGTGATCAAAGATGGCCGTCCCATCGCTGGATGTGGCGAAGGGGAAGCCCCCGGCCTGGGTCTGCGTGACGGTCAGGGTGCCCCCGGTCAGGCTGCCCCCATCCCCGGACAGGCCTGGCCCGTCGCCGGACCCCAGGCCATTGCAGAACGTGACCACCAGCGCGCCGGCAGATCCGGTCACAATGGCGCTGTCGGCCCCTACGCTGGACAGGCCCACGAGGGCGGCCTGAACCGTAGCGGCTGTGGCGTTGTAGGCAATGGCCCCGGTGGCCTGGCTGTCCACGGTGAGCGTGAATGTGCCCCCGGTTGCATCGTTCTCCACGGTGTATTTCTGATTGTACATATTCCACAACAAGTAATCAGCCAGGTCGAGAACGGCGTCGGCCTCGTTCTCTGGATTCTCGGCCTGAAATAGTTCCGGGTTCTCTGCCAGGATCACCCGCTGCCCGGCTGAGTAGTCGAGCGAATCATCATTCTCAAAGGGGACCATCCAATCCACCCCGGCGATCAGCCAATCCGAGGCGTTGAAGTCCTGGAAGAAGGTGATCTCAATCCACCTGTACCCATCGCTCTGGCCGGTGTAGCGGGTGAGGTGGGCCTGTGTGACCCCATGCGTCTCCCGGATGCCGTCCAGGGTCTCCGTGCCCGGCGTATGGTGCGGGTTATCCTCCCCATAGTAGCGGTCGGAGACCCAGGCCGTGGCCAGCGCCCCATCGATGGCCTGGCCGGGTGTGACGGTCTCATTCTCGCTGATGATCTCCCCGGACCCGTTGCCAATCGCCTTGTAGACCGGCGAGAGGCTACCGGATGCGCTGGTTCCCGCTTCGTCGGCTACATCCCTCTCCCCAACGTGCAGGCCGGTCACGCTGGCCGACAAGGGAACATCGGATAGGGTGCCCACGGTGGCCGACCACTGGCCCACCCGGTTCTCGTCATCCTGGGGATTTGACCCGGCCAGCCAGCCGATTGCCCAATTGGTCCATGATCCCCAAGCCCCTCCGCTTATCTCGCGGGTTTGCACCAGCACCAGCGCCCCGGATCGGAGTATGCCCACGGGCGCATTGACGCCAGCGAGACTCAGATCCCATGTGATGGCCGATTGATCAGCGTCTGAGTATTCCCGGAAGCCCAGGGAGCCATCGTTT